GATGAAGCTGAGTTCGCCCCAGTGCCATGTGGATTGGACTTTGTGACCAAGTTGCAGCCTGTCGCCTATCGTTACAGGGTAAATCGCGACACAACAGAATGTCATGGCCCAGTTCGCTACGGATTCAGGGCCCAGGATGTGCTGGAGCTTGAAGGCCCCTCCCCTGTCATTGTCGATGCCGAAGACCCAGAAAAATTGCGCTTTAATGACCAGTCGATGCTTGCTGTTCTGGTGAAGGCGATACAAGAACTTAAAGCAGACTTCGATGCTTATAAAGCAAATCACTAGGCTACTGACATGAGACTTTCTCTGGCAGTTGAAATCGAGTCGCGGAATGGGCTGCCAATGTCCGATTCCTACATCCTGAATGGCTATGTGCAAACAGTCAATGGGGAGAAGAAGGTATCGAAAAGGCCAGGGTTGTCTTTGGTGCATCAGTTTTCTGCCGGCACTGGGCAGGGGGCTTTCACAATGTCAGGGAATAGCTATGCGGTTATTGCTGACAATATTGTGCTGCTCGCGGCTCCTTGGACTTCCTGGGCAATTCCCTCTGTAACCGTAACGGGGCTGCAGTATCAATTCGTCGCCAATCCCCCGTATATCACAACACCGTATGTTGTGCTGAAATCCACTGCAGGCATGTGGCAGTTCGACGGGACTACCGTGTCTAAGGTAACTGACCCCGACTATCCAGCAACAACAGTCCCTGGTGTGGCATATCTGGATGGAACATACTATGTGAAGACCCCTGCAGGGAGAATCTACGGTTCCGACTTGGCTAACCCTCTTTCATGGACTGCACTGAACTTCCTCACCGTCTCCGACATGACTGGGATTTCAGTTGCAATTGGGCACTATCTTACCTATCTGGTGAGCTTTAGTCAGTATTCGACTACGTTCTATTGGGATGCTGCAAATCCACCTCCAGGAAGTCCTTTGAGCTATGCACAGAACCTTACACAGGCCATCGGGTGCGCTGATGCTGGCTCAATAGCAAAACTGGGAGATGCAATATTCTTCCTCTCCCAGACTCTTACTGGTCGCTCAGTCTCGATGATCGCCGGGGCACAGATCACCCCAGTGTCTACGCCGAGTATCGACAGTATACTGGATTTGGATGACTTATCCGGGGTGTATGGGTATTCTCTGGCAATCAGTGGGAGGTTGTTTTACATCCTGTCACTGGTAGGAAGTGCTATCACGTTGTGTTATAACCTTACGGAGAAGCACTGGACATACTGGTCAAGTGGGAAGGCCACAGCAACAGTTCCAGTAACTCTAACCGTGGGGAGTGATCTCACAACTGTCACAGGAACGATGACAGGCACACTTCCACTGGCAGGGACGTATGTGGTGATTACTGGAGCAACAAACTCACTGTTCAATGGGATGTTTCTGGTAACATCAGCGACCGCGACTTACTTCACCTATACCATTGAGTATTCCACGTATTTGCTGGACTCCTATGGGAATTTCTTGGTCACGGAGGCTGGGGATGCATTGGTAGGGGCGACTATTCCAGTTGCAGGAGTTGTTGCAGGGAACTGCCAAGTGAGTATCACCTCCAACTCCTACTTCACAGCCATTGCCTCTGCCGGGAACAACCTCCTGCTGGATGTTGCAAGCGGAGCGGTGGAGAAGCTGGACACAACTACTTACACTGACTACACTGGCCCGATTGACTTCAACATCGTGACGAAGAACCTCTCTCCAGGCGAGACCTCTACGTTGACCCGGATTGCCGCTGCCGAAGTGAAAGGGGATAAAGTTCTGACGACTGGATACTTGCGCTATTCTGACACAGACTACAAAAGCTGGTCGGGCTTCCGCGCGCTTGCCATGAACTCCCCACGAGTGCGGACTCTGCGCCTTGGTGCGACACGCCGCAGGGCCTTCCACTTCCGTCATGTGGACAATACACCACTGCGTGTGGAAGAACTCCTGATCGACATTGGTGGGGCTGACGTTGCGCCACAGACTAAAGGACGTTGACGATGGGATTTATTACGCTGCCTCCTGCCCCTCAAGGCGTGGAGAAGGTGACTGCGATATCTTGGGTGACTTGGTTTACGCTGTTACAGAGGGGGCTGACTTCCAATGCACCGATGCAAATGCCAGTGTACACGTTGGCCACACTGCCTTTAGCAAGTGGAAGCACTGGAAAGTACATCGAGGTGTCAGATGCTACTGGTGGGGCAAAGCTCTGTAGGAGTGATGGAGTGCATTGGTTGCTGGTGAATACGACTACGATTGTAAGCTGAGATTGGAGGGGATGGAGATGGAAAAGGTACTGTTGGATGACTGGAAATGGATAGTCAGGAAAGCCTGGAGCTTCCGGTTGATGCTGCTGGCGGCAGTGTTTTCTGGGATTGAAATGGCATTGCCTATTGTTGGGGACAGACTGCCACAGATGCTGTTTGCAGGGCTTACCTTTGTGGTGACTGTAGCTGCCCTCATTGCAAGACTTCTGGTGCAGCGCCGGGAGGCCGAAGAGGGCATTGCTGTGGACTCTGGGGCTGAAGAACTCTGATGGCGCCGGAGAACCGCAGGCGTGCTGCGATTGCCGGGCTGGTGTTGAGTGCCGCAGGGCTTGTGGCCATTGTGGGGCAGGAAGGGTATAGCAGTAAGGCAACTATTCCCGTGGCAGGGGATGTTCCGACAATAGGGTTTGGGACGACTGCTGGGGTGCGGCTGGGAGATACCACGACCCCTCAGCGGGCACTCGGTCGAGCACTGCGTGATATTAGCACCTTTGAAGGAGCGCTGAAGCAGTGTGTGCATGTGCCGTTGGCACAGGGGGAGTATGATGCTTTTGTGGGACTGGCCTATAACATCGGGGGAAAGGCTTTTTGCAATTCGCGGCTGGTGCAGAAGGTAAATGCTGGGGACTACAAAGGGGCGTGTGGGGAGATTCTTCGCTGGACGTACTATCAAGGTAAGGACTGTGCGGATGTCAGGTACAAGCATCTGTGTGGGGGACTTGTGACACGCAGGCAGCAAGAATACAAACAGTGCATGGAGGGATGAGGAATGGATGACCGGACAAAATATTATCTGATCGGGGGAGTTGTTGTGGTTATTGCAGCTACAATGGCGATTGTAAGTTTCTCTTGGTCATTGCTGAAGCCAGTGGTAAGGGAGCCAAAGTCGGATGTTGCGTTACTGGCAGCAGTGGCCCCACAGGTGCGTAGGGATGTAAAGGAAGACGTGGCGGTGCCTGCTGCAAAGGTGCGAGCGTACAGACTGGCGGTGAAGCACAAGTTGAAACTCTCGCAGACTGTGCAAGATGACACGGCACAGTCGGTTGTGAGTGCGAGCCAGGTGGAAGCTGACGATCACCCGCAAACGGTAACTGCGGTGCTGGACACAACGACTGGAGTCACCACGCAGTATGTGAAGGAGGAGCCACTGCCATGGGTGGGTGTGCGGCAGCACTCAGAAGCTGGGATGTACGCTGGGGTGCAGAGTGGGATGCCAGCAGTGAAGGCGTATGTACGGCAGGAATTGTTGCAAGTAAAAGCCCTGCACTTGGGGGCTATTGCTGAGGCCACACAAGTGCAGGGTAGGGGACTGGATACCTTTGCTGGATTTGGTGTCTGGGCTAGGTGGTAGCCAGTAGCCTACTCGCAATCCCCCCAGCTTTCCTCACTACTGACAATCCCCACCGGAATCACCAGCGGGTCACTGTAGGGGATGACAATCTGCGCTTCCTCTACAATCCTCTTCAGCCAGTGCTCCTTGCCTTCTATGGGCACTTGTCCCATCAGGGAGTCATGGACTTGAAGTAAGACTTCAGCCTCCGGCAAGTTATTGTGAATGTTGACATAGGCACGATTGATGAGACAGCCTACTGTTGATTGTGGTATCCATGCGACTGCCTGGTTGAAGATAGTCCCTTCTATCTTGTCAAAGAAGTGTATGCGATAGCCAAAGGCATTTTGCACGTACCGGCGCCCACTGACCTGCTTCTTGATATCCTCTTGCCAGCGTTTGATTTCCGGTGCAAGTCCAAAGTACCATTTCTGGATTCGCTCGGTTTCATGCACAAGCAGTCCGATACGCGGCGCAATGCCATCCGCAGTTCCCAGATAATTTGTTCCATGGCACAGTGATTTGAACATGCCATATTCTCTAGGATGCGATTTCTTCGTCATGCTGGGATTGTGGTAATACTCTCGCATGACTTCAATGTAGGGCTTCCTGCCATTGGCGAAGTGGTCTTTCATCCACTTGCAGTCGCTCTCCCATGTCACAATTCGCAAGTCGGCGCTGTCTAGGTCAATGTCGAACATGGCCATGCCAGGGTCAGGAATGAAGAGTTTGCGGACATTCGGCAGGGACAGGCCGCCGCCTTCAACCTCACCGCCCTTCGGGATGTTCTGGCAATTCAGCCCGGAACCGAAGGCGTTCTTGCTAGAGGCGAATCTGTAGGTTTCAGTCCCGCAGATATTGAAAGTAGTGCGGATGCGCCCGTCTGTGTCTAACTGCGCCTCCACGAAAGTTGAGTTGAAAACTCCCAGAGAACGCAGTTCAGAGATTGCGCGGGTGAGAGGCTGAAGTATCGGCTCCCGCATTGCGAGCTTATGCAGGGCTTCATCATTGGTTGTAGGTGACATGCCGCCTTCTGCGTTCCGCTTGAGCACTTTTTTCTGCGCGAGTTCTTCGTAGAAAAGTTCCTGCATCTGCTTGGGAGAACGGATGTTGACTGGGTGGCCGAGGACTTCCTCCATCCAGGTTTCCCTGGCAGCCCGTGCCTGCAGGAGTTCCTGGGAGAAGGCAGCACGCCTGCGCGTATCCATACGAATCCCACGATTCATGGTCTTGAGAACACAGGGGGCGAGGGATTGCTGGAAGGCGTTGACATCTTCGAGCTTAAGGGATTTCACAACCTGCGCAAGGACTTCATGAATTGCGAGAGTGCGCAGGGAGTCTGTGCAGTTGTAAATCCAATACTTGTCCTCACCCTCCCCCTTGGGGCCGTCAGTCCAATTGGTACGGTCATCCTTCCAGTACAGGTGATCCTCCAGATACATCGAAGAGAGGAAGGCCAGATTTTTCGGGAGATTGGAGAAGCAGGA